ATGATCCACGAAAACCAAAAGCACATTAGCATCATCGAAGACCGGATGGCGAGGAAATAATGGCTGACTTCAACCCCGCCTTTGAAAAGATGATCCACGACGAAGGTGGATACCAACTAACCGATATTCCGGGCGACCGGGGAGGACAAACGTATGCAGGAATTGCACGAAAACCAAACCCAGACTGGGCAGGGTGGCAGCACATCGACCGTAAAGACTTTGGGTCAGCTACGCCTTTGGTCCGCGAATTCTATAAATCTCATTTTTGGGATCGTGTCCGAGGTGACGACATTAAGGAACAAGCTATCGCGGAAACCATCTTCAATTTCTCCGTCAACACCGGAGTCGGCGTTGCAGCCAAACTCGCCCAACTCATCGTCGGCGTCACCCCAGACGGCGCAATCGGTGCAAAAACCGTTGAACGCTTGAACATCTGCACGGTAGAAAAGTTCTTACCGGCCTACGCAATAGCCAAAATTAGTCGGTACGCGCAGATCTGCAACAAAGACAGGTCCCAATCTAAGTTCCTGCTTGGGTGGATCAACCGTACCTTGCAAGGACTCAAGTAATGGATTTGATTGGAATAGGGTCGATAATTGAAGGCGTGGGTAAGGTTGCCGGTGACCTCATTACCACCGATAAAGAAAAACTCCAGATGGCGCTTGAGGACCGCAAACTCGACTTGGAAGAGAAGCGTATCGACCAAGCTACAGACCTCGCGCAGGTGGATATCAACAAAATCGAAGCGGCGTCTACTAGCCTATTTGTCAGCGGTTGGCGTCCTGCTGTGGGCTGGATTGGGGTTCTGGGTTTGGCTTACCAATTCCTTGGCTACCCCCTGATGCAATGGCTATGGGCTTTCGGTCAGGGAGTCGATATAATTCCTAAAGGATTGAACCCACCGCCTGACTTGCAGGTTGAGCAACTTATGACGCTCCTTGCTGGTTTGCTTGGGTTTGGCGGGATGCGTTCGTTTGAAAAGTCTAAAGGCGTAGCGAGCAAGTAATGCCGTTATCCAAAATCCTCTTCAAGCCCGGAGTCAACCGGGAGAACACTCGGTACACCAACGAAGGCGGATGGTTTGAGTCCGACAAAGTGAGATTTCGACAGGGCACACCTGAAGTTATAGGCGGATGGGAGCGTATCTCAAATACTACGTTTCTTGGTGTTTGTCGGTCGATGTGGAACTGGACCACTTTGGCTAATGCAAACTTGGTAGCTCTTGGAACAAATGTAAAGTTTTACATTGAGAACGGCGGTATTTACTACGATATAACTCCTATTAGAGTTACTACTACTCTTGGAGCAAACCCATTTTTAGGTAATGGCACAACAGTTACGGTGACTGCCACAGCGCATGGTGCGACTACTGGGGATTACGTTACGTTTAGTGGAGTGACGGGAGCTTACGCTTCAACGCTAAACGCTGAATTTGTCATTACAGTTGTAAATAACAACTCGTACACCATCACTGCTGCTGTCCCTGCTCCTGCAACTGGCGGGTCTGCTGTTAGTGCAGCGTATCAAATTAATGTTGGATCGGCGGTTCAACAAGCCATATCGGGGTGGGGAGCAGGCACTTGGGGTGCTGGTACTTGGGGAAACGGAGGAACCGGCCCTTCTTCACTAAGAATTTGGAGCCAGAACAATTTTGGTCAAGACCTTGTGTTTGGACCAAGAGGTGGGGCAATTTACTACTGGGCAGCAACCAGCGGGACTGGAGTTAGAGGAGTTACATTAAACACCCAAGGCGGGAACGTAACTTTTACTGTTGGGTCTCCCGCTGTTGTCACGTTAACAAGTATTTTGACTGACGGTACTGCGGTTCAGTTTGCCGGTACATCTTTGCCGACGGGGATATCAGCAGCTACAACGTACTACTTGTTTAACGTCAATGGGTTAACGGCTAACTTACTTGATTCCAATGGTGCTCAGGTAACGGTTTCAACTGCTGGATCCGGTGTTTACATATCATTGTTAGTTGATGTCCCAACGGTTCAAAACTACTTATTTGTATCTGATACAAGCAGGTTTGTGTTTGCGTTTGGGGCTAATGATTATGGATCAGCTACACAAAACCCAATGTTAATTAGGTGGTCGGATCAAGACAACATTATTGAGTGGACGCCTGACGCAACAAATCAAGCAGGTAGTGTTCAGTTATCGCATGGGTCTAACATTGTTACGGCTGTTCAGACTCGTCAAGAAATTGTTGTTTTCACTGACTCTACTGTGTATTCACTACAGTACCTTGGGCCTCCGGTGGTCTGGGGCTCTCAGTTGCTTGGCGATAACATTTCTATCATTAGTCAAAGTTCTGCTGTTGTAGCTTCTGGTGTGATCTATTGGATGGGGGTAGATAAGTTCTACATGTACGACGGTCGGGTGCAGACGTTGAACTGTGACCTTCGTAAGTTTGTGTTCTCGGACATTAACCTCAATCAAAAGCAGCAAGTGTTTGCTGGTACAAACGAAGGGTTTAATGAAGTTTGGTGGTTCTACTGTTCTGAAGCCAGCGAAACAATTGATAAATACGTTGTGTACAACTACCTTGAAAAGGTTTGGTACTACGGCACTATGGCCAGAACCGCGTGGCTTGACTCTGGACTGCGGAATTACCCACAAGCGGCAACCTACCTAAGCAACATTGTTAACCATGAGTATGGCCTAAACGACAACGCAACAGGAACCGCCGCCCCTATTGACGCATACATCTCGTCATCAGAATTTGACTTAGATGATGGGCACGACTTTGGTTATATCTGGAGAGTCCTGCCTGATTTGACGTTTAATGAATCATCAAACTCCCCAACCGGAGAAGTACCAAAGGTGACGATGACGCTGTATCCAATGCAGACATCTGGGTCTGGTGCTAGTACTCCTGCGAGTGCAAACGTATCAAAGATAGCCGCGTACAACATTACGGAAGAGTTTACTGGGATCATCTACACTAGGGTCCGGGGCAGGCAGATGATCTTCAAAATTGGGTCTAACCAAGTTAATACTTCGTGGCAGTTAGGTGCGCCACGGTTTGACATTCGACCGGATGGCAGGCGATGAGTTATATCCTCACATCAGACAATCAGCTTTCTCAGGTTGTTGCGCCTAACTTACCTCTGGCTCCAGAAGAATACGACCGGCGGTATAGCGATCAGCTTAACAACGTTTTGCGGTTGTACTTCAATCAGCTTGATAAAATCATAGGGCAACTAAACGCTAATCTTCCTATGCTTGTTGCCGATTTGCCGAGTGCATCTACTGTCGGGGTTGGTTCTAGGGCGTTTGTAACTAACTCTTCTGTATCCACATTTGGCACTACTGTGACCGGTGGCGGGTCAACCAAGGTGCCTGTGTATTCAGATGGCACTAACTGGAAAGTGGGCTGATTATGGCTGACCTTAACTCTCTTCTTGCTGAGTTGGGTGGGGACAAGCCCCAAAACCGAGCTATTGCCGAGGGCCTTCAGAAGCAAGGTGTAGGTAGTGTAAAAGACATTGGTGTAAAGAAGGTTCCTGTTGCAGGTCACTTTGAAGGTACAGACGAAGCCGCTCAATACATCCCAGAAACAACCACAAACGCTTACTTCAACAAAGCTACTGGTGAGGAAATAAACCCAACCCGTTTGGGTATCTATGACGTAAAAGACGGCGGCAAAACTCAAGGCAACATTTTCTTTCACTTAAACGCTGACGACCAAGGCAACGTTAGTTTTCGCCCTCAGTGGAGCCCAAGGGCCCACGGCTTCTTGCGTGACAACGCAGTCGGCCAAGCGATCATGTCTATTGGGTCGATCATTCCATCCCCAATCCAGCCGTTTGTCATGGCCGCTAAGAGTGCCGACGCACTCGCACATGGGAACGTTTTAGGTGGTTTGGCTGGGCTAGCTGGTGCTGCGGGTGTTGCTGATATAGGTGGTCTGGGTAGTGCGTTTAAAAATGCTGCCACTGGGTTGAACGTAGCTAATGCTGTAGATAAAGGTAACTTACTTGGAGCGGTAAATGCTCTCACTTCCAATTCTAATCTTGCTGGGGGCCTCGGTAGTACTCCTATTGGTGGTACTGGGTTTAATCTTGGAGATGTTGGTAATGCTGCATCGTTAGCATCAAACTTAGCTTCTGGGAACCCCAACATTGGTGCTGCGCTTGGATCCGTAGGTTCGCTAACTGGCAGTCAAGATCTAAGTAACATTGGTAAAGGCGTCTCCTTAGCTCAAGGAGTTATGTCTGGCAAACCAATGAGTGCGCTTAACTCAATCATTGGGTTGGGTAAGCTAGGCGGTACTGGTACAAGTGCTGCACCGACTCAGTTTGATACTAGTGCTTTTACAAATTCGGTTTTGCAACAACCGGTTAGTCCGGACTTATCTGCAATAAACACAGCAGGAACTAACACTGATTTAACCGCAATAAATGCGGCAGGGGGAAATAACATGGATGATGATTACGAAGTAGAACAGTACCTACAGAGCCTGCCCAGCGGATATTCCGACATTGGCCTCGGCGGGTATAATTTTGATAGCTCAGATCTGAGCAACTACATCAGTAGTTTAGACTTTGATAACAGTAATTTTACAGCTAATCACCAAGAGTTAGCAAACCGAGGTATTGACCCTGAACAATACGCTGAACGACGTGCGGCTGAACAGGAAACTTCACCAGCGGAAACAAGCGCGGTATCTCGCCCCTCAATAATTTCAGAGATAGACCCAGTTAAATACCTTCAAAATATACCTAGTGGGTATTCTGATACTGATCTTACTCCGTCTTCCGGGTTTGATTCTTCGTATGGAGATACGCCTGAAAGACCTACGGGGGTTGGGCCACTTGCTGTTTGGAGCCCCACAACTGGAATGTGGGAAGAAAGGGATGATGCTGGTAACGTCCTTAAATACACCCGAAGCGGTACTTTGCTCACTGACCGAGGGACTGGTCCGGGGTTTGATGCTAGCGGAAAACCAATTGCGGGAACTCCCCAAAAACTAACCGGTATTGCTACTACCCCAGCTAAAACAGCGGCAACTACTCCTGCCAAAACTGGTACGGGTGCTCCGTCTAATCAACCACAAGGAACTGGTT